CTTCGGTCTTGGCCAGGATGGCGGTTTTGCGAATCAGGCGGGGCATGGTGCTTATTCCTCAGCGGCGGGGTTGGGGGCGGCGGCGGGCGCGGGGGCGGCATCCACCTCGGGCAGGCGCTGCCATTGGCCATCGGCCCACGTCCAGCGGCCGCCGGCGGGCGGGGTGCCCACCGGGGTGGTGGACGGCGCAGCGGCAGCGGCGGCGGTGTCAGGGGCGGCGGTCTTGGTCATGGGTTACGTCCAGGCGGCCAGCGTGGTGCTGGTGGTGCGGTGGTTGACGGTGAGGTTGATGACGGCGGCGACCACGGGCGTTTCGCCGTCGTCGAGCTGCCAGTCGATGGCGGGCTGCATGCGCACGTCAATGGCGCCCAGGCCGGCCGGGCTGACGGTGGACAGGCGCTGCCACACGGCTTCGAGCAGGGCGTCCACGGCGGCCATCGGGTCCGCGTTGCCACTGGCAGCGCGAGCCAGGCACTCCACCTGCACCTGCGTCATCCAGTCATACGGCCCGCCCAGGATCTGCGGCGTGTTGGCGCGAGACTGCACCAGGCGCACCACCACGGCCTGGCTGAAAGCCGCCGAGACGGGCCGCGTGGTGTTGACCTTGACGTTGCCGCTGGCCACTGCAGGGGCGGCCACAAGCGCGGCGACGATGGCGGCCTGGATGCCGAGGTGGGCGCTCATGTCAGGCGCGCTCCAGCATCAAGGTGCTGACGCCGGTGCCGTCAGGCTGGTGCGCGGCCACCAGGTAGCTGGTGCCGCCCACCACCACCGTCTGGCCCACCGGGTCAGCCGACAGGCCGGCCGTGGGCAGCGTGAGCATGGGCCTGGCAGACGACATGCCCACCAGGCCTACCTCGGCAGAGGCGAAGCCGTTGTCGAAGATCCCGCGCACGGCTTGGCCGTTCACGGTGGCGTCCACCGCGAAGTCAGCGAAGAAGGGCGCGAGGTCTTCGGTCATGGCTGGGCCTGGGCTGGGCTTGTCGTCGGGCCTTCAGGGTCAGACGGTCAGCGCGTCCACCATCGTGGAGAAGCTCACCACGTTGCGCAGTTGCACGTCCACGTCCTGCAGGGCCACCACGCGCACGGTGCCGGCGGTGCTGCCGGTGTACGGGTCCACCATCAGGTCCAGGCTGCCCCACATGCCGATCACCAGGTCAGCGAAGTTGCCGAACACGATGGCCGAGCAGGTGGAGCCCGAGCTGCCCTTCACCAGGTTGGACGGCACGGCGTTGGTGACGGCGGTGCGGTAGCCGTTCATCGGCGTGTCACCGTCATCCCACACAAAGCCGTTCTGGCCCGACACCTTGCTGGTGGTCTTGAGCTTGCCGCGCACGCGGGCGTTGGTCAGGTAGCCCAGGGTGCCCACATCGGCGTTGGCCACGGCCACGTCAGACTCCAGCTGCACGATGTTGGCCCAGGTGGGCGCTGCACCGTTGGCGCCGCCGATGACGGAGGCCGTCACGCGCGTCAAGATGCCGCTGGGCTGGTTGCTGGCGCCGCTGCCGTTGATGGCGGCTTGCTGAATGGCCAGGCCCAGGATGGTGGCCAGGTCGTTCTGCACCATGGCTTCCACGTCGATGCTGGACTGCAGCAGCAGGCGGCGGCTGATGTCGGTGAAGGCGCCCACCGTCTTCGGGCTCATGGTCACCTGGGCGATGGTCTGGTCGCTCTCGGTGGGGGCGGTGTTCTCAGCCACCCAGTAGGCGGTGCCGGTGCCGCTCAGGCGCGGGATGGCGATGTTGCCCACCAGGCCCGTCAGCATGCGCGTGCCCATGCGGTCAATGACCATGGCGTTGCGCAGGGCTTCAATGAAGCTGCCGCCCAGCAGCTCGGTGGCCACCAGGTTGCCGCCGGCCGTGGCCGTGGTGACGTTCAGGTCACGGCGCTGGACTTCGGTGGGCACCATGAAGCCGCGGGCCTGCTTGCCCAGCTTGGCGGAGGTCGCTTCGGAGCACTCGCGCTCGAAGGCGGCAGCGCGCTGCGCGGCGGCGTCGCCCGGGTTGGCCAGGGCGTTGATGGCGCGCATCATGGAGTAGCGCTTGGTTTCGCGCTTGTCCAGGCCGATGTCGGCCGTGGGCATGGGCTTGCTGGAGAGCTTGGCGATGGCCTCAGCCTGGAACTGCTCAGTGGTCAGGCCGCGCTGAATGGCGTCCAGCGCCATGTCGGCGCCGCCGGGCAGGCCCTTGGCGATCTTGGAGATTTCGGCGGCGTGGTTGCGCTCAGCCACGGGCGTGGTGATGACATCAGACATGATGTGGTCCTTCGAGGGTTGGAGTTCGGGTTCAGTCGCTGCCGCTCTGGCTGCGGGGCCTGCGGCGGCCGGGGGGTCTTGTGCATCGGTGCCTGCATCCAGGCTGCGGCCGATGCCGACCGTGGGGTCTGCTGGCACGGACACCAGCGACACCTCGAAGGGCTCCCAGTCGGTGACGCGGTAGGTTTCCACACCTTCCTTTGTCTCGACCAGTTGCGCCTTGTGGATCATGTAGCCCACGCTCACGTTGCGGCGGATGCCGTCACGAACGTCTGACCACACTTCCTCTGCGCGTGCGCTTTTTCCGAAGCGCACGGTGGCACGGGCTACACGGTCCGCACCCACCTCGACAGATTCAATGACGCCGACCACATCACGGGTGTCGTGATCGACGAGAAGATTGGCCCCGCTGCGCAGGCGCCCCTGGCGCATGGCGGTGGGGTTGATGTCCAGAATCTCGATGCCCCAGTAGCGCTCATACGGCGTCTCGCTGGCGAAGGCCAGCGTGGCGGTGCGCGCTTCCTCGTTGATGGCGGCGCGCTCTACCTGCAGGGCGCGCTCGGTGCGGCCCTTGGGCAGGGCACGCTGGAGATTGGCTGGCAACTTGCTCATGCGCTGCATGGTGCGGCGCCTGGTGTCAAGTGCGTAAGGCAAGCGGCTTGACACCGCGCAACTTCAGCGCCCGAGGAAGATCAGGTCTTCTTGCCGCTTGCGGCGCGGCCGGCGCGGGGCGATGGCGATGAAGGGGACATCACGCCAGGGGCGGTCGCTCCAGTAGCTGGGCTGGTCGGTGCTGCCGCCGCCCGCCACGCCGGATGCAGCAAACGTGTCGATGCCCGTCTCAACGGCCGCCAGCGCGCCCTGCACCAGGACGATGCCCGTGGCGCTGAACGTGTCCGCGCCGGTTTCGGTGGCGGCCAGCTCGCCCGCGATGCGGGCGACGCCTTCTGCGCTGAGGGTGTCGGCGCCGGACTCGACGGCCGACAGGGTGCCGGTGATGACTCCGGGCCCTGCCCCGCCCGACTGGAGCAGGGTCAGAAACATGGCTTAGGGCGCCAGCGTCTTGAGTTGAGACAGGGTGGCTTCAGTCTCGGCGATCTGGGCATCGAGCGATGCCACTTGCACCGCGTCCCCCAGGTTGGAGGCGGATGTGCGCAACTGGCTGAGGTACGCCAGGCGCCGCGACACCATCTGGATGAGGTCGTCAATGGTCATGTCACACTACCTGTTGGCGCAGCAGAACGGTTGAGGTGTTCAGCAGCATGTAGATGTAGTCGATCTCGGTCGCGCCGTCTTTGTAGGTCACGTCGAACGCGGTGTCACCCTGGACGGCCGCGCCTTGCGTGTAGGTCATCACGCCCCACGGCTGCATGGCCTGCTCGGCGAAGTCGAACGCGAACCACCGGCCGGTGGCTTCCTTGGCGATGTAAAGCCTGTCCTTGCAGTAGCTGTATTTGGTGCCCGTAGTTAGAGTTTCGACAGCCGGCGCGTAGCTCACCGCTGCCCAGGTGTTGGCCGCGATGTCATACCGGTCCAGCAGGGCGCCGCCAGCGCCTCGGAAGGAGTAGAGGTAGCGGCCGTTCTTGATGTCGCTCTCGTTGTTCCAGTCCGCCGCGGCGACGCTGTGAATCCAGTGTCCCGACATGCCGGCGCCAGGGGCGCCACCACGCGCCACACCTGGCGTCAGCGTCGTCCAGGTGTTGGCGCTGATGCTGTAGCGGTACAGCGTGACGGCGTTGTTACCCAGGTAGTAGAGGTAATCGTCGTTGCCTTCGATGCTGTAGACGCTGGTGGCGTCGGGTGTCACTGTCCAGGTGGGGACAGTCAAGGTGGTGCCGGTGTTGCTGGTGATGGGGCGGATCTGCCCAGCGCCCGTGCCGGCGCTGATGCGAACCTGATAGTTGGCCCACTGGTTCGTGGCCCACGTCTTCGCGCTGTTTACCAGCGTGGTGCCGGTGGCTCCCGTGGCGGTGCCGGTGGCGAAGCTCTTGAAACCGCTATCGACCCAGGACGGGGTGCCGCACATCTTGCCGTCAGTGCCCAAGCTGGCCGGCAGGCCGGTCTGCGACAGCGTGGTCCAGGTGTTGGTGGCGAAGTCGTACTTTCGGAAGCTCCCCGCCGCCAGCGTACCGGCGCCGACCACGAAGAACACCGGCGTTATCAGCCGGTACTGGCTGGTGTTGTTGAACGCCACTGCCTCGGCGCCCTCAAACGTGATGACCGCGTTTGCTCCGATGGTGTTCGACGCGATGGTCTTCAGCTTGCCGGCGTTGGTGCCGCCCACGAAGAATACAGAGTAGGCGCGCAGATCACGGGCCAGGGTCTGATTGGTCGTGATGCTGGTAGTCGTGCCAGCGGTTGCCGTCAAACTGGAGGCGCCGACGGTGGTGCCGGTAGAGAAGCTGCCGGCCGTACCCGAGGCGCCCGCACCGAACGTGCCGGCCAGGGCGGGCGAAGGCACCAAGACAAAGCCGTCTTCGTTGGGGTTGTAAAGCTGCGCCCCGGTGTTGCTGGATATCAGCAACTGCTGCTGCCGGTAGTGGCGGCTGGAAATGATGAAGTGCGCGGCGGCTGTTGCCTGGGGCGCAATGGATACGAACTCCCAACGCTTGAGGTCGAGGAGCTTGCGGTTTCCGTTGGTGGTTGGCATGTCAGCTCACTGTGATGTTGCGGCGCAGGCTGTCTGCGCCGAGTCTCATGAGAGACGGAATCTGCTCGGTGGCCGGCAGGCCGCCGATCTGGGTTTGGTTGGTCAGCGTGCTCAACGTGGTCAAAGTGCCCACGGTGGTGATCGTTGCCAGCGTCAGGCCGCCACTGATAGCGTCCAAAGCAACGCGCATGCGCGCTGCGGTGTCGGGCTGCATCTGGCCCATCGTGCGCGTGAGCGCCTGGACAGCCATTCGCATGGCCTCCAGCGCTTCGATGGCTTCGCCGTAAAGCGCCATCGGCACCGGGTCGGCCTGCGATGCGGGCGTGGGCACGCCTTCTTGCAAGTGCTCGATCAGCGCCTTCTGGTGGTGGGCGCCGCCAGCATCCAGGTCAGTGGCGACGTTTGCGCCTGCGCCGGGGGTGTAGCTAAGTTGTGATGCGGCCATCTTTCAGTACCTCAGGCGTGCGTGAATGCCGCGGTGTTGATCGTGACGGTCTGGCCGGCCGTGATGCTCACGCTGTCCAAAATGACGTCAGCGGCAGACAGGCCCACGGTCAGGCCGGTGATGACGTCCGTCCCGCTGCTGTCGCGGATGCGGGCGGCGGCGGCTGTGCCGGTGGCGTTGGCGCTGGTGTCGCTGCGCGGGAAGTTGCTCAGGCTGAGCACGTCACCGGTGACGGTGCCGGATGGGTCGTCCAGCGTGACTTCAATCAGCACCGTGCCCATGCCGGTGGTGCCGATCTGCAGCACGCCTGGGCCGCTGCCGGCGTCGATCAGGTCCCGCACGGCCGTCATGCGGGCGTTCTTGACTGCGGTGGGGTAGGTTACTGCCATGGTGGTGGTCTTTCAGGTGACGCGGCTGGGGTTCAGGCGCCAGGCTGCTGGCCGCGCAGGGCGTTCATGCGGGCGTGGTGCTCGCGTTCCTCCCGCGCATCTGCACGGGAGCGGAAATACAGGTTCACGCAGAAGCCGGCCAGGCCGAGGACGATGCCGGCCAGCACTGCCGCTTCGCTGCTGACCAGCCAGCCGCCGAGCGTGACGCTGGCGCCGGTGTAGGTGGTCTTGCTGGCCGCGCTGGCGATGGTGGCGTCAACTGTTTGCTGGGCGACGTGGTGTTTCATCATGTCCATGGGCGGCCTCAGCGCTCGTAGGTGGTGACGGTGCGGGTGATTTCGTCGTTCGCGTCACGCTCGACGGTCTGCACGCTGCGGGTGGGGTGGCTGTCGACCACGGTGACGGCGGCGGGCTCGACCTGGTTTACCACGGTGACCTGGGCCGGCTCTGACCTGACCTCGGGCATGATGGCCTCGACGGTGACGCTGGGCGCGGGGATGACGATGGGCATGTTTTGCACGTCCTCTCGGATCTGGTTGAGCGTGGCGCGGTGCAGCTCTTGGATGTTGTGCGCCATCTGTTCGGCCTGGGCACGGTCAATGCCCACGTGCACGCTGACGGGGGCCGGCGCGGGTGCGGGGCGCTCCAGCGCACGGGCCAGCACTTCCACCATGGCAGCCTCTGGCGCGGCGCGGCCGGCGGTGGGTTCAGCAGCCGGGGCCGCGGCGCCTGGTGCGGCTGAAGCGTTGGCGCCAGGGGTGGCGTCATAGGCCGTCAGGCGCACGCCGTATTCGGCGGCGAGGTCTTGCGCGGCCTTGATGGCGGCCAGGGTGTCGTCGAAGTCGTACCCCATGGCGGCGCTCAGGTCTTGCGGGCTCATCAGGCCGGCCTTGACCTTGAGGATGTTGGCCTCGGTGTCGGCCTTGGGGTCTACCCAGTCCCACCGGCGGGGCTGCCACTGGTGGGCGCGGAACTTGTCGAGCTTGGCGGCGGGCAAGGCGCTGCCGTTGGGCATGAGGATGAGGCCCTTGAGCAGGCACCACTGCAGCCAGGCCTGGTACACGGGTTCGAGGAAGGCGGCGATGAACCACTCTTGGTCAGCGGCCCAGCGGTCACGCTCTTCGAGGGTGCCGCTGCGGATGCTGCTGAAGTTCACGCCTTCCAGGTCATTGGCCAGGCTGTGGTACGCGATGCCCCAGCCGCTGGCGATGCGCTGCAGGTGGTGCTTGACGAAGGGGCCCACCACCTGGTCAGGGTAGCGGGATTCATGCGGCTGGAAGGTGACGCCGGGGGGCAGCACGTCATAGGTGCCGGGCTGGCTGACGGTGATGGATTCGCCCTCACCTTCCACGGCGCCGATGGGGCTTTGGCCGTCAGGCGTTTGGAAAAAGCCGAAGTGGTTGGCGCCGTTTTCGGCGGCCAGCAGCGTGGCCAGGCTGAACTTGCCCAGGTGGTGCAGGCTGACGACGCCAGGCGCCATCCAGGGCACGCCGCGGGCTTGCTCGGGGCGCTCCACGCGCAGCACGTGCAGCACTTCACCGATGGGCAGGCGCAGGCGCTGGCGGTTGCTGCCGTGGCCGTCATTGGGGTGGCCGGCGAAGACGTACAGGGCCACGGGGCGGCGGTAGCTGTCCACCTCCACGCCCATGATGATGGCGTTGCGGCCGGGCGTGGCGGCGATGTTGTAGAGCGTGTCAATGCGGTCCACGTCGATGGCTTGCAGCGCGAAGCCGAAGCGGTTGCCAGCCTCGGGGCCGCGCACCAGGCGCACGAGGAATTCGCCATCAGTGGGGAGCTGGCCGACCAGGGTTTCGCACAGATCCCGCAGGCTTTGCCGGCCGGTGATGTCGCACTGCGCGCCCCACTCGGCCCAGGCGGATTCGATGGCCTGGTTGGCCAGGCGGTCGGGCCGGTTGGGGCCGTCTTGCACGCGGGCCTGCAGGCGGATGCCGCCCGGGCCCACGATGTTGGCCTGCACCATCAGGCGGAACTTGCGGGCGTAGTCGTTGTTGTTGATGAGCTGGCGGCAGCGGGCGCGCAGGCGGTCCAGGTCTGTGCGCAGCTCTTCGTTGATGCTGTTGGTGGTGCTGATCCAGTCAGCGGTGAGGCGGTCAATCCGCGCGCCCTCGAAGCGGCGTTTCTGCACGCGGGCGGCGGGGGCGATGCGCTGGGCCAGCCACTGGCGGGTGCTGCTGAGGAAGTTGCTCATCCGAACCTCACGTAGACGCGGCGGCTGTCAGGCAGGCCAGCGGCCACGGCGGCGGCGGCGTCTTCGCGCTTGACCTCGGCGCGGTATTTGTCGCGCAGGCTGAGCAGATCGGCCACGGGGATGTTCTTGAGCTGGCGGCCGGCGATCTGGTATTCGGCCACGGCGCTGGAGGCGCGGTTTTCGATCACGGCCTCGATGGCATCCA